GACTGTACTTGAAGATGTAGTTACTACTGGTGGTTCATCTATCAAAGCAGTTAAGGTTCTTCGTGATGCTGGATATGAGGTTAATCGTGTTGTTACTATTGTGGATAGACAAGAAGGTGGTAAAGATGCTATAATAAAAGAAGGTTTAGAACTCATAAGTTTATTTACTTTGGAGGATTTCGAATGAATGTAAAATTTGTTAGTGTCACACCTGATGCAGAACAGACTATGGGTTACATTGCCCGTGTATCTAACCCTGCCAATCAGGATAATGAAAAATATGCTGGTCTATTGAAGTATTGTATTGTACATAACCACTGGTCTGTGTTCGAGCAATCATCAATGTCATTGGAGATAGAGACTACTCGTGCTATTGCTGCACAGATATTACGTCATAGGAGTTTCACATTCCAAGAGTTCTCTCAAAGGTATGCTGCTAGTACAGATTTAGGTAAGATTCAATTACCAGAACTACGTAGACAGGATACAAAGAACCGTCAGAATTCTACTGATGATTTGGATCCTAAGATGGTGGAGACATTGAATAAGCAGATGAATACTTTATTTGATTCTTCTTTAGCACTTTACAATCAGATGCTAGAGAATGGTGTTGCTAAAGAGTGTGCTAGAATGGTATTACCTTTATGCACTCCTACAAGAATCTATATGACTGGTTCATGTCGTTCTTGGATTCATTATATCAATCTACGTTCTGCACACGGTACTCAGAAAGAGCACATGGATATAGCAGAAGCGTGTAGGAAAGTGTTTATCACACAGTTCCCTGCAGTCTCAGAAGCCCTTAGTTGGGTCTAAATAACTTTACACTACTGTTAAAAACAAATGCCAACATACCCAGTGATTCATAAGGAAACTGGAGAGAAAAAAGAACTCTCTATGACTATGAAAAAATATGATGAATGGAGAAAAGAAAATCCAGAATGGGATAAGGACTGGCAAGCTGGCGTTGCTAGTACTCAGGAAATGTTTAAATGGACGGGGGCAGCTGCATCAAGTGGTTGGAATGAGGTTTTAGATAGAGCATCAAGACAACCAGGTGCTAATGTTCGTAAAAACCGTGACTATCAGTTCTAATGCCAGCTAAAAAAAGAAACGGTGGTGCTACTTCCTTGAGTGGAATAGGTAGCATGAGTAACAAAAAACTTAAAAGAAAGAAACCAATCAATACTGATGCAATGGTTGACATTAAACCGTTGACTAAGAATCAGGAGAAGTTCTTTGAATCATATGATAAAGGTAAAAATATTTTTGCATATGGTGCTGCAGGAACTGGTAAGACTTTCATTGCATTGTATCTTGCTTTGAAGGAAGTATTGAATGAAATGACACCTTATGATAAGGTTTATGTTGTTCGTTCTTTAGTTTCCACAAGAGAGATTGGTTTCTTACCTGGAGATCATGAAGATAAGTCATCTCTTTATCAGATACCATATAAAAATATGGTAAAATATATGTTTGAGATGGGTGATGACACTGAATTTGATATGCTCTACGGTGCTCTTAAGGGGCAAGGGACTATTGGGTTCTGGTCTACATCATTTATCCGTGGTACTACTATGGATAATTGCATTCTTATCGTCGATGAAATGCAAAACTTGAATTTTCACGAACTTGATAGTATAATAACAAGAGTTGGTGAAAACACCAAGATCATCTTCTGTGGTGACGCAGCTCAAAGTGATCTTGTTAAAACCAATGAGAGGAATGGAATCTTAGATTTCAAGAAAATCATACTAGCAATGGTTGATGATTTTGAATCTATCGAATTTGATATTGATGATATCGTTCGATCAGGACTTGTCCGTAAGTACCTCTTAACTAAAATTGCCCTTGGTATGTAATGTTTACCCATCTAGATTATTTAAAAGAAGAAGTTGATCTTGAAGCACAAAACATAGAAGGAACCCGATACTATAGGGTTCCATCTGGAAAGTTGTACCCATCAATTACTTCCGTGACTAGTTTCTACAATCGTCATATCTTCATTAATTGGAGAAAGAAGATTGGAGAAGAACAAGCAAACAAGATTACTGTAGCAGCAACCTCTAGAGGAACTGCATATCATGATCTGGTAGAACATTATTTGAATAATAAAGACATTAAAGATCTTAAGATTCTTCCTACCACTAAATTTTTATTCTTACAATCTAAGGATAAGTTGGATCGTATAAACAACATTCATGCCTTAGAGAAATCATTATACAGTGATTATCTTGGCCTTGCTGGCAGGGTTGATTGTATTGCAGAGTACGATGGTGAACTTGCAGTCATAGACTTTAAAACTGCAACTAAAATTAAACCTGAGAAATGGGTTCAAAACTATTTCGTTCAGGAGACTGCATACGCATGTATGTATTATGAAATGACTGGAACACCAGTTAAAAAATTGATTACTATTATGGTGGCTGAAAATGGAGAATGCGTTGTCTATGAAAAACGAAACAAAGGTCACTATATTAAACTTCTTACCGAATACATTAGGAAGTTTGTCAACTATAAAACGGAATCTAATGACAGAGAATAATGTTGACGACATATTGAAAGAGAAATTCTTATGTCCGACTAAGTTTGCAGAACAGGTAGAAAAATTAGTTAAAGATAGTAACTTTAATTATATTGATGCTATTTTGGCTTTCTGTGAAGAGAAAAAAATAGAGGTTGAGTCTGTTAAAAAACTAATGTCTAAACCACTAAAGGAAAAGTTGAAGTGCGATGCACAAGAACTTAATTTTATGAAGAGAACATCTCGTGCTAAATTACCACTATGAAACCTCTTGAGGTCTATCAAAGTTACCTATCATTCAAGAATCATTTCACCAAAGAGAAGTATGATTACTTCAAGTATGGTGGAAGATCACGATCATCGGAAGGTGCATTTAATAAAAGAAAGGATCGTTACTTCTTTGAGAGAATGTCACGTAAGAAGAATGACGATGAGATTAAAAATTTCTTTCTTGCAAATTTTAGTCAGGCATCTGACTCTAATCAGGTATGGATTGGACCTATCATTGATGGTGGAGAGAAAGTATATGATCAATGGGTAGAACATAAGGAGAATCTCTTTGAGACTTTTAAAAGTAACTCTGAAGATATGATGGATAATTACAATTACGATGAGTTCTTTGATTGTAAGAATGGACACCCACCCATATTGAGAGAATACTTGGGGGGTAAACTCTCTATTGAAGAATTGGTAATCTATGATAAGATATTTTCATATGTCGAAGATTATGATAAGCAACTCCTTGATCCTGTATGGGAAACCGTCAGTTTAAAATTAAAGAAGTATGATCGATTTCTAAATATTGATGTGAGTGAGTATAAAAACTACTTAGTTCAACGAGTAAAGGAGAGGTATCACTGATGAGTAAGTTTTTTGAGTCAGAACAAGTTATGGAAAGCATTAAGGAGTTGGAGAAACTTCAAAATGAATTGTCACATGATATAATGAATGTAAGTAATTTTGCCACAACGGAAGAGAAGAAGGAACATATTAATAAAATGAAGACCTTTCTAGAGAAGCAGAAGTTATTCTTCTTTCGTGTTTCTTTATCTGATGATCCAGAGGCCCTTGAGATTAAGAATAGGGTTCTGGAAGCAGCAAAGATGTTTGGATTCAATGAGATGGATGGTATGGACAAGTTTTTTGAGCAAATGGACAAAACTCTTGCTGGTCTAGAATCGCAACTTGACAGATAAATATAAGTAGTATATAATATATGTGTTGGAGCGACGGTTTCAACACGGGAGTGACTGAATCAAACTTGCTGGCATAAGGCTAGTTAAGGTGATGAGACACAGGTGGTGCTGCTTCCCCCAAGGAAGAATCGACCTACCAGTCGGGTCTCAGACAGTGAGGTAAAAATCTACTTATGTAGCAATGCCCCTTACTTGTTGGTAAACATAAATCCAACCTCCCACCCACTCTAAATAATGAGAAACAAAATCATGAACAGAGGAAAATTAAAAGTTTTAATCATGGCTCTTAAAGAAGTTGTAGAAGAGTTGGAGTCTGAGATCTATTCAGATGTAGAAGCATACCAATCAGTTCCTGTAGGAG